CCTGAGTAAAATCCGCGATGAACTCGCTCAATTCGACGAAAGAGTGTTTTTATTGCACCCGTTGGTATATCGGGAAAAATCCCGTCTATGCACGACTTCTGGCTCAAAGCCTTGAATCTCATAGACGTCCCGATCTCCTTTGCGATCCTTGCCTCAAAGCGGCACAGGTTACGCAATGTGTGTTTGACGCTTACGTCGCCTACGGATATAAAATCCGTGACGCAGCGTGGGAACAGATCTTCCTCGAGAGTAAATCTCAGTGGGAGGATGGGACAGCACTACAAATAATCAAATATCGTGGTGCGGCACTTTTCAGTTGGTTTAATCAACAACCGATGCCAAAGTGTCCCTCTTCGTTAGTAATCGAAGAGAAAGAAAGGTTCCACTTCCCCGGGCTTTACCCGGTCGATCTTCACATCCGAAAACAAATTCGGAAAGCGAGATCGGAGAGTGAACAAGACCGACTACTCGGTTTCACAAAAACCCTTTTGGACCTTAAGAAAGGCATGCCCCGAGCGGACGACGCCGCCTTGGCCCAAGAGAGTTGGAGCACCTTCGCTGACTTAACGTCTCGGAGGAAGGATTCCGCTTACCAGAAGCACTACCGGCAACTGATCAAATTCAGGCTCGACGCCCTCGTTGAGCGGTGCTTCCCTGTCCAACCGTGGTCCGATCTCACGATTCCCGTTCCGTCCCGGAACGGTCATTATGAGTCCGGTCGGCGCTCTTACGGCGCCCAGACGTCAGTACTCCGCCAGATCACTGGCTATGGAGGCTCCTTCCATCACGAACCTTGCGACGAGCTTAAGCTCGAACGCATCACGTGGGAAGAGGAGTGTCGACAACCTGAATCTTCAGTGTTTGTCGATAGTACGACGTCCGTCAATCGTGCGGCCCTTACCCGCCATATGATTGACATTGCCGGCCGACAGGAACCCTTCGCTCAGCTCCATAGTCTTCCGGAGCCTGCGAAGATTCGGACGATCTCGAAAGGTCGCTCGACGCACTACTCCGTCCTACACGGGGTGCGAAAACTCTTGTTCAAGGGAGTACAGAGTCTCCCAAATGTCATCTGCAATCGTCCTATGACGTCATGCGATCTCACTCGGTTCATTCCTCAGTTAAAAGGGGATGAACTCCACGTCAGTGGAGATTACAAGGCCGCAACTAATAATTTACGTGCCGAGTTATCCGAATGGGTGATGAATCGCATTGCAGACCGGCTTAATATGCCGGATGAGATTCGCGTCCTCTGCCTGAAAGGCCTGACGCGACACGAGATCGAGTTCTTCGAAATAGGGAATCAGTACGACCTCCCTTGCTACTGTTCACGTTCTCAACGTGAGGGTCAGCTTATGGGGTCACCGCTGAGTTTCCCGATCCTCTGCTTAGTTAACTTTGCAGTGATCAGCTGCGCGAAAATCATGCGCAGACTCGAGAAGTCGAATCGTGTGCCAGACATCCGTAGCGAACTAAGCTTCGCGCGGATTGAGTCCGATCTCATTGTGAACGGCGACGACTGTGCCTTTAATGGCGATGATCGTCTCCGTGAACTTTGGCGGGAATTCTCGTC